TAAGATATCTCACTTTTTAAATAGGTATCTTTAATTACATACTTTTGATCTAAAGTTTTAATCATTTCTATAGGATAACCAATATGATCAGCCAACAAAGAACCTACCGAATAAGCAGGATCAACCTTTATGTTATACGGGAATTGATAGATTTCATAACCATCAATCAAAACCTTATCGTTTATTTTAAGATGTGTCTGAGTAACATAGATTTGGTTTTTCATCATGTCATATTCCGGTTCAACACCGAAAATCTCGATGGTGTATTGTAAAGGTATATAAATGTTATCATTAATCATCTTTGGCGATTCGCTCAAAGTTAAGGTATTATAATTTAATTTTAAGACCGGTTTATCAATCTCAAACGTAGAATAATAATCACCGTATTTGACCGTTGTAGCGTTATTGACGGTATTAATGGCAGCGTTAAAAAAAGTTGCCAATTCTTGAATAGGCACATAAATTTTATTATCAATAATCTCGCTGTGTAATATAAGTTTATCTGTCATACTGTCAGATACATAATTAATACCTGAAGAAAGACCGACATTGCAGAAAATTAATATAATCAGAAGAAAAGATATAGCCTTTTTCATAAAAAATACCTCCCCACATATTTTTATGCTATCATTTATGTGACGATAATGTCAATATATGGGGAAGACGATTTAATAGGCAAATGCCATGGCCTTAATCCGTATCGTTCTACCCGTAGGATAACTGCTTGTGTTTGTAAACGTTAAAGTTAAAACATTGCCTGAAATTGTTCCGCTCGCGGAATAGGCCGCGCTTGCCGCTTCAGCGAGATAAATTGCGCTCGTTACGTTGCCGTATGTTCCTGCGGTTCTTGCCTCGGTATCAGTGATTGACTGTTGCGTAGTTTGCCCGACCATACCCCAAGACATTTGACCTGCTTGTGCATCAACGTCCGCTAAAAGTATGACCCCTGCAACATACTCTATTTGTGTGAATGTAATGGTTGTCACCCCGGCGGGGTCGGCCGTTGTGTGGGTTGCCGCAATTACTTGAGACATGCCATTTACACTAGTGGGAGTCGCAACGCGCCCGCCGTTTTGTCTTATGACATTCGTGGTATTTGCATCTCCGCCGGTTCCGTAAGCCACATTTTCCACGTATATAATTGAATTCCCATCAGAATTAACCCCTCCACCACAGCGGTTGATTAAGGTCTGAAGAGTTGCCGCAATGCCAACTTGTGCGTAACTGCTGCTCACTGCGTGTATGCCGTAATTAGTACATTGGTCTATCGTACAACCGTCAACATGTCCATTTGAAGAGTTAGCGACATATACGCCGTCATTTATACATGTTTGAATAATTGAAGACGTAATCGTGTAAATCGAGTTACCGTAAACTACGATTCCCGCCGAATCACAATTTTCAATAGTTCCCCCCAAAATATTACCGTAGCATTTATCCCATATCTTGATCCCGTAATTTGTACAGTTATCAACGCATAAATTATTGGTTTCAATATTTGAGAAAAAAGCTACTTCCGTACCAAAATCCGTATAGTTCTGCATTTTTACATCGATAAATTTTATACGTTTATAATATTCCGCATAAGTATCGTATGCCCTGGTATTTTCACCGTCGCAAATAACGGTAGGAACATTAGAACCGTCCTTTTTACCGGAAAAAATAATCTGTTTTGCAGATATGCTTTTGTCTATAATAACTTGGTCCGTATATGTACCCGCGACTAAATCAATAGTTACATCGGCAATAAAAACGACAGGGATTGAATCGATAACCGATTGTCTCGTTTTCTTTTTAGCGCTGGTCGTAAGACCGCTATTCGCATCATCCCCGTTAACAGGATCAACATAAAATGTCAGCGCGGTTTTTTGAACATGAGATATATTGTCTGCAAAATGTGAAGCAAAACTGTCTACGGTAATGGTTGACCCACCTGTTATGGTGACGTTATTACCTAAAAAGGTTATACCCGTAGTATTGGTAAGGGAGGTTATGACATAGGTCTTTCCACCTGCGAAATTAACTTCTGATACCCCTGCGGCTATAGCGGCGTCAACTGCGGCTTGTACCGCAACGGTGTCGTCTGTCGCGCCGTCGCCTATGGCCCCGTAAGCCGATACCCATATTTGGCCCACTTTATCAATAAAATAAGAACTTATTTGCGTTTGATTTACATATTTTGCCAGTTCTTCTCTTGGTGTACTCACATTATCGCCCCTCCTAGTAAATTATATACGGTGCTATATTAGCATCACACCATGCCGTTGTTTGTTCAGCGGCGGGGTGATTTGTCACATCATACTGTATAATTTGCTTAGTCTTAACGACTTTACCGTTTGATGTGGCGGCATCGGGGAAGCGTGTAATAATTTGTGTCCTCGGATACGTAGATGTTTGAAGTAAAGTAACTATCCCGCTTAAAAGTACATATGCTCCGGCTACAGGGCTGGAAAGAGTTTGTGCGGTTACCGTAAAATTTATAGTTGAGTCCCTAAAATTTAGGTCTATTGACGTGCAACCTTCAGGAGGATATATATATGCGGACACATAAATCTTATTCCCTGATGGTATTGTGTTTCCTGAATTTCCTCCCGTAATATTAGGCGAAGCACCTGTGCCCAGTCCCGTTCCGGTTATTTCATTGTTTGCGGCGTTAATACCGTATCCGCTTGCGGACCCGCCAGTTGTACCATTGGCAAAATTACCATTGCTGATCAGATTGTTAAACCGCTTTATTAAACCCCCGAAATACCGCCCCACTAATTTCTTAAACGCATTGCTCGTCAACCTTTTCATGGTTTACACTCCCCATACAATGGCTTGATATGCCGCCGTAGTGCTATTCCCGATGATACTTAAAGAACTTGAGACGCGAATGTCTATTGCCTCCCCCTCTTCAAGCCTGAACCCGTTTGTAGTGGTGGCGGCGGCTAGAGAATTAATATAAACTACGCCCGTTGAGCAATTTAAGGTTATATCGAAATTAAGTCCGTAATCCGTAGATGAAACGGTATCCACCGCACCGGCGGAAGTAGAAGCCACATTTTCGGGGATAATGGCTTTAATTGGTCTAAACACAGTTTTGGTAAACATATTGCACCTCCAAAAAAAGAAAGGGGTCAGAGACCCCGTTAAGTTGAAGCAATACCGGTTGATAATCCGGATGAAAGTCCCGCAAGCCCCTTGTAAGTTACGTTCGTTGAAGCTGATTGGAAATTGGTAAGCGCCCACCTGCTTGTGGACACGCCTAACAATTTTGCATAAGTATACGGAGATTGCATGGCAATGTTTCTGAGGTCGATTGCGACAACGGTTGTGTTGAAGGAAATTATGTCGATGCCAGAGCTTCCGGTTCCAACCTGGGTCGCGTCTGAGGATCCCATGGGGGCGGTAGTCGATTGAAGCACCAATTCTTTGACCGCGCCTTTAATCGGCGCATCGAGGGTATACTTCTTCATTGTTCCCGCTGCCGTTGAGACTGCGAGGAAAGAAATCCCGTACGCCTTTAAATTAACGGCGGTTGAACCGTCCTCAAAGTAATTCTGAGGAATTCCATTACTGTAGCCTAACCCGGTTGAAGTCGCCAAAGGATTACCTGTGCTGTTCCCGTAGAAAAAACCTCCGCCTATAATGTCGCCCGTTGATGTGGCGATTTGAAACTCAGTAGAACCGTTTTGCACATACAAACCGGCTCCGTTGGCTAATGTATATTTGCCCGACATTTAATCCACTCCTTTCAAAAGCGAAAGGGGGTTTTCAAGCCCCCTGATGATTAGGCTCCTGCGTTTCCAACCCACCCAGCGGTAGGTAAGCATCCGGTCTGGTACATTGCTATCGCATTCAGGTACATATTCTTTGTGCCGATCTTATCCTGATCCTGATCAAATTCGGTCTTCATGAACCACTGGAACAGGATGTACTCAAAGGCTCCGTCGTACATTGCCCAAGCGTTTTCATCCGACATGTAAGTCGAATAATCCCATTTGATCTTCGGGAGAACGTTCTTGGTGTTCGACATTTCACCGGCCTTCAAGGTCGAGTTGTAGATTTCCTCGATGGTCATCATGTTTTTGAAATGAGACAGGCCCTTTGTAGGCGTCCTCTTCATTTTCCCGCCCTGATGGTTCTTAAAGTCTGCGAACATCATAAGCATGGTTTTGTGGTTATCGGGGTCGCTCAAAGATGAAGTGGTTGCAAGAGAGTCGTTGAAGGTTCCGACGACATCAACGAGAGGTTTGCTGTTTGAACACATCGGGACACCGTCGGCGAGGTTGGTTGCGAACATGTTGTCAATCCAATAGATGGCGTTGGTTTCCTCAAGTTCCCTCATGGTTCTGGCGCATTCCTTTGCTTTTGCAGAATTCACGACGCCGTATTGGTCGTATTTAACAGCCTCTAGCGTATGCTCGTAGCCGTTCGCCCACGTTTTGTTTGTTATTGAGGTCTGGTAGGCTTGCTTTACTTTGCCGTATTTGATTGCATCCCCCTCGACCTTTTCCTCGGCGGCCTTCAAGTTACCCATTGAGTCGTATGTCTCGGTCTTTTGGGTTGAGGTTTTATCGGTTGTGAAGCTGGGATACTCAACCGGGTAAGCGTTGAAGTTGTCCGTAAAGATTTGTTTTTGCCCTGCAGTAATCATGCGGGATATGTCAGCGGTAATCGTATATGCCATTTAGACCCCTCCTTAATAACAC